GGACTATTTAGTTCTAGAACACCTGCACCCACACCTCCACCAGCACCATCTGCACCAGTTGAAGAGGCAGAGTTCAAACCTGGTGGCACAGATGAAACAAACAGAGAAGATGTACGTAAGAAAGCAATGGGCAAGAAACGTTTACAAATTCCTCTAACAAGAACAGCAGTTAAAAAAGCAGTACAAACAGGTAGTTAGTTATGGATGAGAATGAAGTTAGCTTAAAGAACCGTTGGACAAAATTAGATGGTGAAAGAAGTACTGTACTAGATAGAGCTAAACATTGTACTGAGCTAACTATTCCTTCACTATTAGTAGACAATGAGTCACATACTGAGGAATCAAGGTTAGATACACCTTATCAATCCTTAGGTGCTCGTGCAGTTAATAACTTAGCAAGTAAGTTGTTGCTCTCTCTACTACCACCTAATGCTCCATTCTTTAGATTTGTACCTGACAAGATTGCAATGATGGAATTGCAGCAACAAGGTCAGGCAGGTCAAGTACAAGAACGTTTAGCGGATTTGGAGCGTGCACTATCTGCACAGATCGAACGTGAAGCTCTACGTGTGCCTATCTTTGAAGCACTAAAATTATTAGTTGCTACAGGTAATGCCCTAGTTTACCGAGACAAAGATGATGGAACTAGAGTTTTTAATCTTAATTCATACGTTGTACAGCGTAATCCTGAAGGTAAGTTAAAAGAAATCCTAACTAAAGAGTCGATACGTAGGGATGATTTACCAGAAGGAATGGACAAGGAAGGTGATCAAACTAAACCCATCGACTTGTACACCAGTGTTAAGTGGAATGGAAAGTCTTTCGATGTTTATCAAGAGGCACTAGAGCAAGAAATTCCAGGAACACGTGGTACATATACAGAGAAAAATTTACCATACATTCCTTTAAGATGGACTGCAATTCATAATGAGAATTATGGACGTGGACTTGTTGAGCAATACTTAGGTGACCTTCGTTCACTCGAAGCATTATCTATGAGTATTGTGGAAGCATCCGCAGCAGCATCTAAGGTCTTATTCTTTGTTGATCCTGTAGGTAGTACAAATATATCTACGGTTGCTAAGGCACAGTCAGGATCAATTGTTAAAGGTAGAGCGACTGATGTTTCTACTTTGCAGATGGATAAGTCACACGACTTAAACATTGCATACCAAACAATGAATGACATTCAAAGGAGATTAGCGAGTGCTTTCCTACTCAATGAATCTGCAAGACGTGATGCTGAGCGTGTCACTGCTGAAGAAGTACGACTTATGGCAGGAGAGCTTGAAGATGCTCTTGGAGGTATCTATAGCATTCTAACACAAGAATTGCAATTACCGTTAATTAAGTTATTAATGCATTCTAATAAGGTTAAGTTCCCAGAAGGTCTAGTTGAACCAGTTATTGTTACTGGTGTTGAAGCACTAGGTCGTGGACACGATTATAATAAATTAGTACAATTTTCACAAACACTACAACAACTTCTTGGTCCTGAGATATTTGCTCAGTATACTAATGTGGATGCTGTTATTGAACAGATCGGTACATCATTAGGTATTGAAACAGAAGGTCTTATTAAGACACAAGAACAGATCCAACAAGAACAAGCTCAAGCAATGTTGCAGCAAGCTGGTCAAATGGGTATGGATGCTGCAGCTTCTCAAGGCGGAGCTATGGCAGGTCAAGTAGCAAGTGAACAAATGACAGGAGGGTAAATGTCAGACTATAAAAAGGATGAGGCAGTTGAAGCAACACCTCAAGAGATTATGATGAAAGCCCAGGCAGCTCGTGTAGCTGCTATTGTGGCTGAAGCTAAAAAAATGGAGGCGGAGAATGGAGCAAAATCAGCAGGAAAATCCACAAGCAAATCTAAGTGAACACGATCAGGCAATGATCGATAAGGTTGAGCAGCACGAGACAGAAGTAACTGAATCGATGCAGACCGATCAAGAACGTATGCTTGCAGGTAAGTATAAAACAGTTGAAGAACTGGAGAAAGCTTACGAACACTTACAAACAAAACTAGGTCAACCTGCGGAAGAGACAGCAACAGAAACTGAAGCTGAAGCCCCACAAGAAGAAGATACTACTAAAGCAGATGCAGAAGAAGTAACAGCACAAGCTGGTATTGACTACACTGCACTTGAAAATGAGTATCAAGAAACTGGACAACTCTCCCCTGACACCTATAAACAACTAGAAGATGCAGGTATCCCACAAAATATGGTGGATGCATACATTGCAGGTCAAGAAGCACTAGCAGGACAAACATTAAATAAGATGTATAGTTTAGCTGGTGGTGAATCAGAATATAATGAGATGGTTACTTGGGCACAAGACAATTTAACTGAGTCTGAGATCCAAGCATTTAATGCGTCATTAGCAAATGAAGCTCAATCTGAGTTTGCAATTAAAGGTCTTTACGCACAATATCAAAGTGCTAAAGGTCCTAATCTAGTAAAAGGGGAAGTGTCAAACACATCGACACGAGGTTTTGCAAGTAAGCAAGAAATGATGGCTGAAATGTCAAATCCAAAATATAAGAAAGACCCAGCATTCCGTGCTGAGGTACAAAGGCGTGTGGCTTTAAGCAAGTTTTAAAGTTTAGGGGGTGTGATGCCTTTAATCTCTCTTTGCGGCCTTTAGGTCCTCCCTCTATACCTAATGTAAGACCCGCACCCCCACCCTATTTAGTACAAAGTCAGAAGTTGCCCTAAGATATATACTGAGGTATATGTCAACGGATACCCTCATTATGATAAGTGCTGCCAGCGATAGTGAAAACTATCATTATTTTTAATATATAACAAAGGAAGAAAAATGTCTTATAATCCTTCACAAGGTATCGGTACAGGTCGTGACGGCTCTGGTTATTCCGATCGCGACTTGGCGATTAAGGTGTTTTCTGGCGAAGTACTTACAGCTTTCGAATCAGCAAATATCTTTTTGCCTTTAGTACAAACTCGTACAATTAACTCTGGTAAGTCTGCATCATTCGCAGTTATCGGTAAGTACGAGACAGCAACATCAACTCACGTTCCTGGAACTGATATTACACCTAACCTAATCAATGCTGGTGAGCGTGTAATCGAGATTGATGATCTTAAATATGCTTCAGTATTCGTTGATAACTTCGAAGAAGCAATGCAACACTATGAGACTCGTTCACAGTATTCTGTTGAAATGGGTCGTAGACTAGCTAAAACAGTAGACCAAGCAATTATCACACAACTTGATAACTGTGTGGCTAATGCTGCAAACACTGATGACACTAATGGTGGCGAAGGCCAACCATACTCAGACGTTACTGCATTCTCTGCAAGTACAGCTTACGCTGTTGGTGATCGTGTATCTTACAACAATGTTGTATACGTATTCACTTCAGCTCACGCAGCAGGTGCTTGGAATGCCAGTCACGTAGAAGCAGTTTCAGTACTTTCAGTAGCTACTGCAGGTGCATCTTCAAATGGCGATAAGGGTGATCTTATCCTTGCTGCTCTTTATGATGCTCAAACTACTATGGACGAGCAAGATATTCCAGGTGATCGTTACGTAGTTGTATCTCCTAAGAACTACAACCGTCTAGTACAGTCTGGTGCAGTTCACAAAGATATGACTCAAGGTTCTAATGGTGGTATCGATACTGGTCGTGTTGTTCAGGTAGCTGGTCACAACATCTTAGTATCTAATAACATCGGCACAAGTGACATCTATATGTTCACTCAAAATGCTGTTGGTGTTGTTAAGCTTCTTGACATCAAGTCTGAAGTTAATTACATCCCTGAGAAATTAGGTGATCTAATGACTTCATCTTATGCAATGGGCTTCGGTACATTAAACAATGGTTGTGTAATCAAGATGGTTACAACTGACTAATATAACTAAGGGATGCCTTCGGGTGTCCCTTTTTTTTGATACGGAGAAATTCTATGACTGAATTAGAAGGCGTAAACATTGCCTTGCAAACTATCGGTGAGATGACTCTTACGACTGCAACAAACATTTCGGATGTATACGAAGCTAGTACAGCCCTAGAGATTCTTACGGAGACTCGTAAGACTATTCTTACAGAAGGTTACAACTGTAACACAGATTATGATTGGGACTTAACTGCAGATACAAACGGTTATGTTGCCCTTGCATCGAGCATTCTACGTTTAGAAAGTTCTGATGGATCAAACAAATATATTATGAAGGATAACAAACTGTACGATAAAGATGATAAAACATTTCAGTTTGATCCTAACTCTACTCATAAAGTAGACGTTGTATGGGACTTAGATTTTGATGACATCCCATATACAATTGCATATTATATCGCAATTAAAGCAGCAAGAATTACATATCAAAGATTAATCGGTTCTACAGATGTTATTCGTGTCCTTATGGATGACGAACAGCAAGCTTATGAAAAAGCACTAGAGCACGATGTAGATACAAATAATTATAATATCTTTGATTCAACACACGCAAGTAGAATTATTACAAGAAGTAGGAATCCTCGACCAATTAGGAGTTAGATATGGCCTTAGTAAATCAGACTATACCTGGGTTATACAATGGTGTCTCGCAGCAACCTGATGAGCTACGTTTAGATACACAGGTAACTGAGATGATTAACTGTTATCCTTCATTAGTACAAGGAGTACAAAAGAGGAATCCATCTATTGTTCAAGCAACAGATACCACAGTTGATCCTGATGCGTTTATCCACGTGTATGACCGAGGTGCTGGTGATGAGCAGTACATTATGGTTATTCAAGATGGTGAATATAAGGTTTATGATGAAAATGGTACGATGGCTCAAGACTGGGTCTCTAACTCTTACTTAAATGTTCCAGCAGGTACATTACCACGTGATGCATTCTCAGCAGTTACCGTAGGTGACACAACATTCATTGTTAATAAGACAAAGACTGTTGCAATGTCAGGTACAACTGATAACAATGATGATGCTAACTGGGATTCAAACTTTTATTATTGGGTAAAAAGAACAACAGAAATAAGATATGGAACAGATAACAATTCAGCTAAAGGCTATACTTACTATATTTACAACAACGGTTCGCAAGTCACTTCGCAAACTAATGTCGATGGTGTCGCAGCTGCTAACTCGATAGCCTCTGCTATTGGTGGTACAGCAGTAGGATCTGTTGTTAAAAAAACAAGTGCACCTAATTATTCTGGATCAGATTCCTGGGGATCGCAAGCATCAGAATCTTGGGTAGGCACAATAAGAAAACTGCAGGATTTACCTAGTGATCTAGGTTTCCAAAATGCAGTCATTGAGATTGCAGGAGATGAACAAAGTAACTTTGATAATTACTATGTTAAATTTGTAGGTTCTGCATATAGAGAAACATTTAAACCAGGACTAGATAATTCATTTAATGCTAGTACTATGCCTCATAAAATTGAGAGACAAAGTACAACTAGTTTTCCAATGTCAACTATTAATTGGGGTGATCGTACAGTAGGTGACGAGTTTAATGCACCAGAACCATCATTTGTAGGTAGGAACATTGAAGACATCTTTTTCTTTAAGAATAGATTAGGTATGCTTGCAGATGATAATGTAATTTTATCAGAAACAAGTGAGTACTATAACTTCTGGCCTACAACTGTTACTGATGTACTTGATGCTGATCCTATTGATGTTGCAGTAGATAGTAATAAAGCAGTATACTTACGTTATGCTATTCCATTCAATAAAGAATTATTATTGTTTGGTGATAAAGCACAATTCATTATGTCAAGCACAAGGGCATTAACACCTAATGATGTTAGTATTCAACAAAGTACAGCCTTTGATATTAATATTGAAGCTGCACCAGTAGCAATTGGTCCTAATATTTATTTTGCAACAGACAAACAAGATAGTACTACAATCAGAGAGTACTTTAATGTTCCTGATACGGCTAGTAATGATGCTGCAAATATTACAGGACATTGTCCTTACTACATCCCACAAGGAATTAAGAAATTAACAGGTAGTAGTAAGTACGATATGTTATTTGCTATTACAGGTACAGATAATAAGATATATGTATATAACTTTTATTGGCAAGGTGAAGAAAAAGCACAGTCTGCTTGGCACACTTGGCAATTAGACCCAGATGATAGAATATTTAATATTGAAGTACTAGGCGATGAGTTATTAGTTATGGTAGCTTATGACAACGGTGACCGTAAACTTGAAGCAATTAGTTTAGAGTTACCTGAGGATATGACTACTGTTACTTATGAAGATCACGGAGCAGATACAGTACAATCTCGTATTGAATTATCTAAATGGGGTGTTCCTGATGGTAAATCAAATGTAGATAGTAATCGTTCATCATTAATTCTTAGAGACTTAAGATTATCAATGGGAGATTCATCATATTATGGTATGGAAATTACCAGAGGTACTGTAGTAAGAACATACAATAATTATGTGACAACT